TCCGGCGACGACAGTGGTGTTACTGAGGCCGAGCGTGAGATCAGCGGAGAGATTTCCGCCACCCGTCAGATCGGACGATGTGTTTATGTCTCTGGCGGCTGCCCAATCATCAATGAGCGCCTGCGCCTGTGTCGCCGTGATCCCGGCAGTAATGTCGATCTGCCGCTGTTGCGCCCATTTGATGAAATAGAGCGTCGGGAATCCGTTGCCGTCAACGATCTGGAAGTTCTGGGCGAGTGGCTGGAGATCACCCGGCATTGTCGTTCATGTCCATGCCGTCGATACGCGTGAACACGCCGTTATCGGTGATCCGGAATATCCGGCCCGGCGAACTCATCAGGCCCAGCGACAGCCATTCGTATGGGTCCTGTTGCTCATAATCTGCCGGGACGGTGATCGTGCCCTGATTGTCGAACGTGCGCGCGTCGTCGTCACTTGTTTCCAACGTTACTCCCGGTGTGAAGTCGGTCGCAGTCAGGCCGTAATTGTCGCCGGCGAGGAATATCCCGTAGCACGGCACGGAATCGCGGCCCCGAAGGGTGACTTGCCCACTGACGACGCGATCGAACGGGATTTGCTGTGCCGGCGCTTCGCTGTCGGGAGCCTCGTCATAGGGTAGGAGCGGGTCGAGGAACCAGAGCAGGCCCCACGTATCATCGCCTACGACCACGTTAGACCCAAAATCCGTTGCGAACAGTTGGCCGCCAATCCAGTTCATGCCGCAATTTGCGCGCCAGAACGGCAGATCAGCACCCCGCCATTCCGACCATTGCTTGGCAAAGGTATCGTAGACCAGCGTTGTGAAGTCGCCCAAGCGAAGGACGTAGAAATCGTGTCCGTCCATCGTGTATGTCCACGCGCGCAATTGNGGNTGNGCNACGCGNCCGCGCCACAACACGGTTACATATGCGGCCGATGACCTGACTTCGTTCGATGTCTGCATGAGCGTCGTGACGTAAGCCGACGATGCCAGAACGCCTGTTGTTGGGATATTGTAGAGGACACGCACGAACGCCTGGCTGGCCTGGACAGCGTTTGATGTTCCCGTCAGTGACGTGACATACGCACCAGATGCCCTGACTCCGGCAGTCGCGACCATTTAGACTGTCCGAGACTGCTTGAGCGACGCCGCGTTGAAACCGGTAGGAGTGAAGGGAATGCCGGTCGCGGGGTCTACCTCCATCACGTCCCACCAATAGGTTGGCGCGGTGGTAATGGGGCGATCGGTGCCAAGGCCGGTGCTGGCCCCCGAGACGATGCCCATCTGAGTGTTGCCGTCACCACCGTCGATCTTCCACGAGCGATTGACGAGGACGAGCCCTAGTACACTGGTCGCATCAGCAGGCAGATTGCCTAGACCAAAGACGTTCGACAGAGGGGTAGCGGCGCCGATATATGTCGTATCGACCGGAGGGTTGTTATCAAGAATCGACCATCCAACGGTTCCAGTTGAAGGAACCCACGTCAGGCTAGTGTCAGCGTTTGTGTCGATGTCTGTCATTTGGACAGACCCCAAGAAATCGTTGTTGCGTGTACCAGTCGTATCCCACACCGCAAGGTTCTTGTGAGATGTGCCGATTCCTCCGCTGTAAGATTTACTATAAGCAATTTGAGCAGAGGATGACAACGCGCTAGACTGCGTATTAGCTCCGGAAACCGATAGTACCGATGCTCTATTAACGCGCAGTTCGGCAGCGCCAGTAACGCTATTGACAGTTGGCTTCATCTCAATCCTGTGCCAAGCATTCGCTGTGACAACAGGGACTAGCGTAGTTGCTAGAGGAGTACCGTTTACGCCGCCTCTACGGATGGACATCGCGCCAGTCGTTTCAATTGAAAATGAAACCTGAGCAACGTTGGCGCTATCGCGAAATTCCCAACCTGGCAGGAAGCTTCCAAGCGTCGGAAGTTGGTCGCACCAGATGTTTGTCTGAAAGCCCATCGTGGCCTTCGAACCCCCTGGAAAGGGGAACCGATACAGTTCGTTATAATCCGTGTTCGGAGAGTGATGTAGAACCTTCTGTGTCGAAGTCGGGTCTGGATCGGCGATTAGGGTCGCGTTATGAACTTCGGCATAGATGCCGTTCAGCATCAGCGCCGTGTTGGTGCCATAACGATTCATCGTGTCAGCCCATTGCAGCATCAGACGTCTCCGGAAACCTTGGCCTGATAGGCAATCGCCTCACGAATCCGCTCTTCCACGCTGGGATTGCTGATCCGCTCGATGCCACCGGCAATTTGAAAAACACCGCCGTCAGAATCGACGGTGATCATGCTTTCTTTCACTTGGATCGCCGTTCCTGCCCATGTCCCGCGATCGAACGCGACGCCCTGCATCCGAAGGACGGGACTGTCGGCATTCCCTGTGAAGTACCAGACCTCCGTCGTATTCGAACCCGGCAACCAGAATTGATCGCCGAACACGACAACGGAGAAGATGGGGTCAGGGGCGCGCTCGGCCGTCGCGAAATTGAGCGGGTCGATCGTCGTCTCGCCCGGCTGTATCCAGAAGAACCGACCGTTGACGCCCTCACCCTGAGACGGGATCACCACGACATAAGAGGCAATATACCCGAGCGAGATCACGCCGACGTCATCAGGCGTCTCGACCGTAGTTACAGTGGGAGTTCCGCCCCCGGTCAGCGTTCCAGCGGTCCACGCAATAGAAGCACCCGTCTCCGTGGTGACAATGCCGTTGCCGAGCGCGCCAATCAGGACTGATTGGACTGAAACGAGCGTGGAGGACGCGGCGATCACGACGATATCGGTGTTGATTGTGAGCGCCGTGCTGTAATCCGTGCCGGCCGTTCCCGAAGCGCCCAGCGCAGCGGCGAAATTGGCCCATGAAAATGGATCGCTTGCACCCAAAGCAACCAGCCAAGGATCGGCATTGGTTCCGGCCGGCGCGCCAGCATTCACCGACCCGCTGGTGAACTTGTAATAGGTCGCGTTGATCCGGATTACGTCGTTGTTCGCGGGAGAGCCGCTTACCGTGCCCTTCGCGTAGCCGTTCTCGACATAGACCCAGAGGTTTCGGCCATCGGCGAGGAACATGTATTCGGGCGTGTCACCGATGTTCCCGGTTCCGGCCATGCTGACCGCAGAAGTACCCGGATTGAGGCCAGTCTGAAGGGCCGTGGCAGTGCCATTGCGATCCACGCGCCACCACACGTCATCAGAGACGACGAACGACGCGTCGTTGAAGCTACCAGGCTGCGAATAGATGCCGCGAATAGGACCGTTTCCAACGTACATGAACCGGCGAAGCCCCGGTCGGGACAGAAGCGCAGCTTGCGACGTCTGATCGGCTGGATTCGTCTCGTAATAGCGGTTGACGAACCGTAGTTCTGGCTCCTTGGCAACGCCGCGACGCCAGTCGGATCGACCGAGCGGTATGGCGACCATTAGCCCATCCATCCCAGGCCGGTGTTACGATACGGCCAGTAGAGATTGGCGTTGTAGACCTGTACCGTGGGCCGCAGGACGCCGATATCAGCCGGCGTGACCACCCGCTGCGCATAACGCGCGCGAAGCTGGTTCATCGACCGCTCCATCGCAGTCGCGGTTTCCTGCGTAATTTGGCGTCCGTAACGAGGGTTCAACCGCATCGCGAGCATCGTGATGAACGCGTCGTCATATTCGGGCGGAATGGGCAATTCGCTGTCGGCGGTCAGGCTGTCGATCCTGATCCAGTTGCCCAGATCCGCACGATACAGCCAAGCCCTGCTTTCGCCATCGGTATCGAGGGTGAGGTTTGTTGCGTCCTCGATCCTTCGCCCGTCAGCATCAAGGGTAATCGGATAAGTGGCGAGGTTCTGCCCGACGTCGATCAGCGCGAGACGCGCTCCATCATCCGGTTGCGAGGGCAATATGATCGTTTCGGCCTGGTCATGATGAACGACAAGGCGCACGTTCGAATGCGGTCGCCGCCAGTGAAGCTCGGACCAGAAGGTCGGTCCGCAGAAGGTCACCCCGACGACACCGACTGGCCAATCCGCCAGCTTTTCGCCGACTTCGTAGCCGAACACAGACGCGCCGATCGCGTTGAGCCGCGATAGCGCCTCATTCGACTGTCCCGTCGTCGGCGTGGAGTTAACGCCAATCAGGTTCGACTCCCGGAGAGCCGAGAAGATGATCGCGCTCGCGATGGTCACTGGTTAGTCCTGATTGGCCGCGTGAAGCTCGCGGAGCTTCTCTGTGGTCGCGCCGGCAAAGAACTTGACGCCCTTCGCCTTCAGGTCGGCCGCAAGTCGTGCGCGCTCCGCCTTCTCCCCTTCCGGGGCAACCTTCAGCAAATTGGGATCATCGACATAGCCCTTGGGCACGTCATCCTCAGACTCGAATATCGCGCCTTCGGGATGATCCTTGCCCCAGCGCCAGCCGGGAAACTTCTTGATGATCATGGGTTCAGCCTTTCCGTCAACAGACAGGGGCGCCCCGAAAGACGCCCCTGCTTAGTTCGATCAGGCGAGGCCGCTGCCGCGCGTACCAAGGCGCGGGTCGAGGTTCTCGACGCCGTAGATCACATCCGCGCGGTAGGCGTGCGTGTCGGCGCTGCCGTCCGAGAATGCCCACAGACGAATGCTGATGCCAGTTTCCGGATCAGTGGCATATTCGAACTCGCCGGTGTGCGGGCGGGGTGGCTTCACGAACACGTACTGGATCGCCGACTTATGGAAGGCGGCGTTCTGGGTGTAAGGCGTGCTGGCCACACCTTGGAACGTGATTGCCGCCGAATCCGCAGGCGCTGCGTTGCACGTGGAAAACGCGGTGTTCGTGCGAGCAGTCGTGGTATCCGATGCATCGGGAATGATGATCGGGAACGACACCGAAATGGTGCCGGTCGCAGCCGCAGCAGTGAAGTCCGACATGACGACGAACTGTTG